GGCCTGAGCGCCGTGCTGGAGCAGCACGGCGTGGACTACACGCTGGAGTCCCGTGACGATACCTTTGCCGGGCCGAAGATGACCGCACGCTGGAAGTTTACCGCCGACGCACCGGACAAGCCCCTGAACAGCGAAGCAGCCCGCTGGCGCAAGGCTATGCAGGACGGCATGCGCCTGACCCCGCTGAGCCGGTACGACGGCCAGCCGATCTACAAGATCGTGTACATTGCTGAGCACCTGCACGATCTGGACGAGGCCAAGCGGCTGTATCAGGACCAGTTCGTGTTCTGCGAGAGCAACCTGGACACCATGGATGACGGCATGGTGAACGGGGAGCTCATCAACCGCAAATTCGACAAGGGCACCGGCATCCGGGCCATCTGCCGACATCTGGGCCACCCGCAGGAAGATACCATTGGCTTTGGCGACAGCGATAACGACCTGCAGATGACCCAGGCTGCCGGGATCAGTGTGTGCATGGGCAACGGCTCGGAGCGGCTGAAGCAGCTGTGCGACCGCATCGCCCCCGCCGTGTACGAGGACGGCCTTGCAAGAGAGTTTGCAGCCCTGGGCCTGACAGAATGAAAAACAACAGCAGGCAGCTCCTTTTTGCGGGAACTGCCTGCTGTTTTGCGATGTGAGGTAAAAAGCGTGGTAAATAATAAGAAAAGCACGCTGATTCCAGACAAATCAGCGTGCCTTTTTAATGGAGCGGGCAATGGGAATCGAACTAATAAACCACGTTCTAACGCTGTAAAACGTCAGATTTTATCCTCTTGCCAGCGCTATTTTTATCTTGAATCGTGTATCATTCTGTGCACTATACAAGAATGTTGGAAGCAACTGTGTGTTAAAAAGTGTGTTACAAATCAGCCGTTTCCCAGCAGCTTGAGGAAAGCAGCATTGACGGCCTGCGCGGTGTTTTCCGCGTCCCCGGTGAGAGCGTGGGAGTATTGGCCGAGGGTGTCCATGTTCTGGCTGTGGCCTACCAGCTCTTTGATTTCGCCCTCTGGCAGCGTCTTGACCACGCTGACAAAAGTGTGCCGCAATTCGTAAACTGATATTCTGTCAATGCCGTTTGCCTTGCAATAGGCCTGCCAGCGCTTCCAGTAATACAGTTCGCTGCTGATTTCAAACACGCTTTCCCGTGTCCCTGTCACTGCCCGCTGCTGTTCCAGCACGGCACGGGCAAGGCCAGACAGCACGAAAGACCGGATTGCATTCTGATTCTTGCCCTGTGTTTCCTCACCGTGGATGTTGATAGATCGGCGCACATTCACCGTGTTGCCCTGCACATCTGCCCAGCGCAGCCCCAACAGCTCCCCGGGCCGCAAGCCTGTAAGCGTCTGGAAGCGGTAGGCGTGTATAAAGTCATCATGCACCCGCTTACCCCTGTAGAGCGTTGTATCAATGCTGAACAGCTTTACCAGATCGGCAGGCTGCAACACGCTCTTGCCCTTGTAACGGGCGCTGGCGGGTATCTGTACATCCTCCGGCAGGAACGTGGAGAGCTTTGCTTTGCGGCAGTATTTGCAGAATGCCCGGAGATCGCTGGCAATCAGCTGCAAGGTTTTGCGGCTCTTCCCGGCGGCAGCGGCCTTGTTGATGATGGTTTGCAAGTCCCGGTCTGTAAGGGTGTTGACCTTCTTTTTACCGATGATCGGCAGCACCCAGGTACGCCACCGGCTTTCTACGGGCTTCCAGTTGCCTGTGCTGGTGGTAAGTTTGAGATCCTCTATCCACAGCTGATAGACGTTCTCAACCCGTCCGGCCTTGACCGCAATATCATTCTCTAACCATGCATCTGCCTTTGCATTGGCTTCCCGCTGCCCTGTGCGCCCCGGCGTAGAGCTGTAAAACTGCTTTCTCACGCCGTCTTTCTGCACGGCTATGCGCCAGCGCTGGTATTTTTCTTCCCATTGCGCGGTGTTCGTTCGCTTGTTCATCTGGCTGCACCCCCCCCTTTTTCTATGTCAATGATTGCCCATCAGTGGGTACGTACCGTTTTGGAACGTACCCACCCCGCCGCCTGCTGTGCTCTGTGCAGCGGGCTTTATTTTTTGCCGGAATCTTTCTTATAGAAATCAAACGGGGGATAAGTCGGCGCATCTGGCGAACCACCAAAATAGGTCAGGAATCTGCTATCGGCTGGCGTTATTTTTATGACGTTCTTGCGGTATCTGTCGCTGCTAACGAGCATATCGCCATACTCTAAAAATTTTTTTATCCCATCAGGGTTTAAGCAATCAATTATTGTGTCAGCTCTGTTTGTAGGACTTGCAATATATGCATCAAGGCTTGCTTGATCGGCGCGATCTTCTTCGGCATCACCGTCTTTATATAAAGTCCACCATGGGACATTGAGAATATAGGCGATGGAGAAGACTACTTCCCCACAAGGATGAAGCGAACCATTTTCAATGCTTTTTATAAGGTCTGCTGAGTATGAAGTTGGATACCATTCCCAGTGCAATTCTTCGATGTTTTTTGCTAGTTCTTCTTGCGTCATTCCCGCAGATTCTCTGACTTTTTTTATCTGATCGCCGTCAACCTCACTGTTATACCCAGGATGCAGCAGCCAAAGAGGAACCCTCAAAGCCCTTCCGAATTTCATGGCGGTTTCTAGCCTGGGCATCCTTTTCCCCGTTTCATACTGACTTATAAACTGTACGCTTACATTCATTTTCTTTGCAAGCTCTTTTTGTGTCAGATTTCGACCTATACGAGCTTGCTTCATTGCATCAATCACTGCTTGAGCGATGTACTCTTCACGCGGCATAAAAATCCCCCTTTTCAGGATATAGAATACCATATCACGCATAAAAAGGGGGACATTTGCCTTTCTGTTCACAGAAAATTAACATATTTACCTCTTGAAATCTATCAATGATTGATATATAATTCAATCAACGATTGATGAAAGGAGCTGAAAATAAATGAAAATCAGCAAAGAACGTCTGTGCGTTTTGCAGTGCCGTTCCGGCTTGACTGGCGCACAAGTAGCTGCAAAGGCCGGTTTGAAGCCGCAGAGCTATTCGGCGGTGAAGAATCGCGGCACTTGCTCAGCACCTACCGTGGCAGCTATCGCGGCCGCTTTTGACGTTCCTGTAGAGGAAATTCTTGAAAGTGAGGTGTGACGATGTATCGCAAATTTCACAAACTGCGCGTGCGGTTTGCAGAGCTTGACATGAGCCAGGCAGAAGCCGCCCGGCGGGCGGGCATACCACCGTCAACCCTGACGGCACGCATGACCGGGCGGCTCCCATTCACAGCCCGCGACATCGCAGGCTTGTGCAAGGCGCTGGACATTCCCACAAGTGAGATCGGCGCATATTTCTTTGAAGATGCTCCAAAACCGAAAGCCGGGTGATAAGTTGAACTCTATTGCTGAAGCCGTAAAGAACCACGACGATGCAAAGGCATTTGCCCCTGCTGGCCGTGATGATTTCTTGCACTACCTTGACACTGTGACCACCGAAGAAGCGTTATTCTCGCGGCTCACATATTGGATGGTGTTCAAGGGACTGCCCGCAGATCAAAATGAAAAGTACGAGTTGGTACGCCAACGCGCACTTGAATTGAAGCTCTGGAATGGTCTAGATCTGAAGATGGAACGCTGGAAAGAAGCAATCCCGGCAGAGTACAAGAGCATGGGGGACGAAGCATTTTCGGCTCAGATCGGACAGGATTATGCCGACTACATAAACGGAACGCCGTCCCAGCAGGGCAAGGCAAAGCCGCTGCAGCCCTTTACATCAAAGCAGCTTTCAGAAATGACGCTGCCACCAATTCGATATGTGGTCGAAGGTGTGATCCCTATGGGCATGGGGCTGCTGGTGGCAAAACCGAAGATCGGTAAAAGCTGGATGGTGCTTGACCTGTGCTTATCTGTGGCCGCTGGCGTGCCCTTTCTGGGCTTTCAGACGCGGCAGCATGGCACACTGTACCTTGCCCTAGAGGACGGCGCAAGCCGGATGCAAGCCCGCATTTTGAAAGTGCTGGACGGAAAGCCCGCACCGGAAGCCGCCCGGATTCTGTTCAAAGCTCCACGGATGGACGAGGGCTTGTTGGATGCTCTGGGCGCTCTGCTGGACGATAACCCGGACATACACCTTGTTTGTATCGACACCTTATCGAAGATCAGGCCAAAGGCGAAGGCCTACGAAAACGCCTATGATGCTGACTATGATTTTGTGGGCAAGCTGAAAGAGTTTGCGGACAGCCGCGGTATTTGTGTGCTGCTGGTTCATCACACCAGCAAGCGCAAGGCAGATGATTCTTTCGAGAACATCAACGGCAGCACCGGCATCATGGGCGCTTCGGACTTCACCATTATTTTGGACAAAAAGAACCGGATGGACGATGAAGCATCCTTTATCCTGACTGGCCGCGATATTGAACAGCAAGACCGCGTTGTGTCTTTTGACAAATCCCGCTGTGTGTGGACGATGCAGGGCACGGCGGCAGAGATCGCAGAACAGCGCCGTATTGCGGACTATGAAGCAAACCCCGTCGTCAAGACCCTGCGGGAGCTGCTTTTGCAGAGTGACGGCACATGGACGGGCAGTGCCCAGACATTGAACGATCTGGGCAAGCGATATGCCGGTGAAGAACTTGCCCCCACTTCCCAAGCTCTTGCAAAGATCATCACCGAACTGGAACCGCTGCTTTGGGAGCGGGACGCTATTAAACACTGGGTGAAAAGTAATCCCGGCGGTGGGCGGCGTCATTGTTTTAGAATGAATCGCACGGATAATACAGCTCCCGACCCGAACGCAATTCAGCTAAAGTGTGTTTAACTCTAAAAAATCGGGATTTTCGGGAATTTCGGGATGTGCAGACAAATAAGACTCCCGTTCTTCCCGATTCTCCCGAAAATTTATAGTCCACCCAAAGGAGCACCATGAAGCACACCTATTACAGCACCTGCCCCATCTGTGGGGCAAATTTAGACCCCGGTGAAAAATGCACCTGCACCGCAGAACAGAAATGGGGTGATTTTGTGAACGATACTGACCGCACCGGTTACATTGAAGCCGTTGTGAAGCTGCTGGAAAAGGCTGATCTGCGCAAACTGCGCCTGATCTGGGTCTATGTGGAGCGTATGACCCGCACCAACTAAGCCGACCTGGCCTAAATGGCCGTGTTAATATTTTGAGCGTGCCCGTAGGGCACAGAAAGGTTTTACCATGAAAGCAATCTACAACGACAATCTGACCATTGAGACCCGCGACGACCCCAACAAGCGCAACCTGCGCGAGTGCCGGGCATTGCAGGAAGCCGTAGAGGGCAAAGCTCTTGTGATCGGCGGCGGTATCACTCCCGTCAAGCAGAATGCCCCCATGCATGACGGTGTGAGCCTGTGGCTTGCCGAAGACCCCACGGAGAACGCGGAAATCAAGCTGGATATTGTCCCGGATATGATGGACGGCTTCCCCATTGTCAAGATCAACTGCGCACCGGCCCGCCCGGATGACGAGGAAGAAGCACCCGAAGTCAGCGCCCCGGCGGATGAAGTCAGCCAGAGTGACCCCACCACCCCGGACGGGCGTGTTGAGCTGCTGCACGATGATACCGAAGTTCGCGAGAGCTTGCAGGATTGCACGCTTGCGTGGGTAGAGGACGAGAACGGCGGCACCAATATGTATTTCTCTTTTCCCAATCACAGTGTTGCCGACCAGTGCTTGAGCGTGTCTGCGTACATCGACGAGGACGGACAGCCGAAGGTGCGCTTTGTCCTGACCAACAACGCTATCAAGCCCCAGCAGTAAGCTCCCAGACCGCCGACAAACAACGAAGCCGCCTTTCCCTGCGCCAACAGGGACGGGCGGCAAATGGCGGGACAACGCATTGCAGTAATGTTTCCCGCCCTCATTTTAGCAGAAAGAAGAGGGATTTTCAATGTTTGGTTACACCGCTTATCAATTTTCTTGTGTCGCCCCTGTGGCGCTGATGTTCTTCGTGGGTGCCGCTGTGATGTGGTTCAGCGGCATCCGGTAAGGGGGGTGTGCAACATGACGAGAGAAGAATCTTTAGAAGCCCTGTGCGTGGCTTTTGAGAAGCTGGACGAGGACGAACAGCGAGGGATGATCCGGCTTATTGTGCAGATGAAGCGTGCCCATACTTTTGGTCTGGACGTCCGTTTTGACGAGCACACTTTCACTTTCTTTATCGCAGATGCAGCGACCAACACCGTTGTTGCCCCGCCGCCGATGAATATTCCTACTGTGGAAGCATGGCTGGACGACTACGAGAAGAGCGGCCAAAAGAATGACACTACACGGTGAAATTCTTGCAGTTGCGTCCGCTTTATGGTACAATATGAGTGTAGTACAAGCGCTCTTTTAGACCATTACAAAGAGTAAATTTTAACGGTGGTGCGTTGAGTACATAGCGCCACCCCCACCCCTGAGAGCGTGTTACAGCCCCGGAAAGGCTGCTACACGCTCTTTTTATTTGCCGGAGGTCCATTCTATACCATGAAGAAAAGGCTCAAAAAATGCCCTGTCTGTGGGGCTGTGATGTACCAGTTTGCACCGGGAATCCGCTGTCTTGACTGCGAGATGAAGCAAGCCCAGGACGAACGGGAGCGAAACCGCGTGAAAACTCTGGCATGGGCTGCATATCATCTGGAACACGGCGAACGGCTGTCACTGGGTGAAGTGGCCGCTATGGCTGACGCTATGGGCATGAGCTACGGCGCATACAGTTTACAGTTGTCCCAGCAAAAACGCAATGTGGCAATAAAATGACATTTCATAGCATTATATTTGCATTTTACAACGCAATGTGGTATACTGAGCATAGCAGGCGGCTTATAGCGCCGTCCGGCTCCTGACTGCTCTTTGCTGCACGGTCTGGCTGTGGGTGTGCCATGACCCACGATCAGAGCGCCCAGCATTGCAGGAGCGGACATACCCCTTGCACCGGGCTTTTCCTTTCTCCGGTGCACCATGCGCGGCATAAGGTTTGCCGCCTGCTGCTTTTTACGTCTACTCATACGGAAAATGAGGTGCTATCAATGGAGAATCCCACCACTACCCCCAGCACCGCCCAGCAGGCCGAAAACAACGGCTCTGAGCGGACTTTTACCCAAGACGAAGTAAACACCATCGTTGCAGATCGGCTTGCCCGTGAGCGCTCCAAGAGTGCCGAGCGCGTGGGCGACCTTGACGCACGAGAAAAAGACCTGAAAGCCCGCGAGGAAGCGTTGGAAGCCAAAAGCCAGCGCTTCAACCAGTGGGAAGCCCGGGAAGCCTGCAAGCAGTATCTGACTGATAACCATATCAGCACGGCGCTGCTGGATAAGCTGGACACCAGCGACCCGGAAGCGTTCAAGACTGCTGTAAAGGCGGTGCAGAGCGTCACCGATGGCGGCTATACTGTCACTAAGACGACCACCGGCGCAAAGGTGGACACCCCGCCGATGTGGCTTTCTCAGGGCAAAGATAAAGACGCTGAGTTGAAGCGGGCTTTCGGTCTGAACAACTGAAAGAGGATCTATAAATGGCTATTGAGTTAGCAACCCAGTTCCAGGCATATACAGACGAACAGTTTTACTCCGAGAGCAAAACCAGCCTTGTGACGAACAAGGATTTCAGCTTTGACGGCGCAAAGACCATCAAGCTGTATAAGATGCAGTCCACCGAGATGGAGGACTTCAACCGCAACGGCCCCATTCTCGAGGGAAACAAAAGCCAGTACGGCACGATCAGCACCCTGCAAGCTGCCACCGAGACATTCACGATCAACAAAGATCGTTCGTTCACTTTCGAGGTGGACAAAATGGACACGGACGAAACCAAGATGCAGGTTGCGGCAGCCAGCGCTCTGGCACGCCAGCAGCGTGAAAAGGTGTTCCCGGAGATCGACGCCTACGTTTACAGTGTGATGGCCGCTAAAGCTGGTATCCTGCCCGATGCAAAGGCCCTGAGCGCTGAGAACATCTATACCGAGATCATCACGGCAAACGCCCAGATGGATGATGCAGAGGTCCCCGCATCTGACCGCGTGCTCATTCTGACACCCACCGCCTACACGCTCCTGAAGCAGTCCAAGGCCACCTTCGACAATCAGGACATCGGTGCAGAACTGCGCAAGAAGGGCGTTATTGCCCAGCTGGACGGCCTGAACGTGGTCAAGATCGCGTCCAACCGCCTGCCTGAGAAGTTCGGCTTTATGATCGCGCATCCCGTGGCTACCGTGGCCCCGGTCAAACTGGCAGAGTACAAGATTCACCTTGACCCGCCTTTCCTGTCCGGCAGTCTGGTGGAGGGCCGTATTTACTACGACGCGTTTGTTCTGGAAAACAAGGCAAAGGGCATCTATTATCAGGCAATCGCCTGATATGGCATCATCTGGGCGCATGGGGCAACCTGTGCGCCCTTTTTGTATCGAGGTGAGTATATTTGAAGATCAAACTTTCAACTCCCGCAGAGGTACGCCGCACGCTGTCCAAGATCGCAAATATGCTGCTGAATAACCAGATCGACCCGCAGCGGGCAACAGCTATCACAAATTGCTGCAACAGCGTTCTAAACTGCATCCGCATTGACGAACAGCAGAAGAAGCTGGCAGAGCTGGAAAAGCTGCTGAACGAGGTGGAAGCGAATGGAGCTTGACCGACTGGAAAAGCGCATCCGGGCACTACAGGCCCGGAAAGCGGCCAGAGCTGCCACGTTTGAGCGCGTGCAGGGCATCGACCCCACCGAGCACGAAGCGGCTGTATACCACGCTATCCACGCGGATATAGCAGCCGACGCACACACCTACTACAATCTTCCCGGTGGGCGCGGCTCCTGCAAATCGTCCTTTGTGTCGTTGGAGATCGTGGACGGCATCCAGAAAGACCCCACCGGCACCGGCTCTGCTGTGGTGTTCAGGCGGTGGGGCAGCACCTTGAGGGAATCCGTGTTTGCACAAATCCAATGGGCTATTGACGCGCTGGGCGTGTCTGACCTGTGGGCCTGCACCGTGTCGCCCATGCGCTGCACCTACCTGCCCACCGGCGCACAGATCATCTTTCGCGGGCTGGACGATAACAGCAAGATCAAGTCTATCAAGCCTGCAAAGGGCTTTTTCCGGTGGGTGTGGTTCGAGGAATTTTCCGAGCTGCCCGGAGAAAAATTTGTCCGCAGCGTGATGCAGTCCGTGGGCCGTGGCGGTAAGCCTGTGGTGTTCCGCAGCTTCAACCCGCCTGTGTCCCTGAACAACTGGGCAAATAAGTTCATCCAGCAGCCCAACGAGGAAGCATTGACCCTGCACACGGATTACACCCAGGTGCCGCCTGAATGGCTGGGAGAGGTGTTTCTGAACGAAGCGCAGCGCATCCAAGCTCTGAATCCCAAAGTGTACGATCATGAGTATCTGGGCATCCCTACAGGCAGCGGCGGCGAGGTGTTCACCACGCTGGAAGTGCGAGAGATCGCGGACGAAGAGCTTGCAATGCAGTGTTACCGCTATGTTGGCTGTGATTTCGGTTTTGCGTCTGACCCTGCCGCCGTTGTGGCGCTGTACTACGACCGCAGCACCGAAACCATCTATTTTGCAGATGAAATTTACAAGCGCGGCCTGTCAAATGAAGCCCTTGCCGCCGAGATCAGGGCGCACGGCCTTGACCATGTGGGAGAAACCAGAAAGAACCCCATCACAGGCGCAGAAACGGCCCCGGAACAGGTTATTTACTGCGACTGTGCCGAACCCAAGAGCATTACAGACCTACGCACATACGGCTTGCAGGCGCGTCCCTGCACCAAGCACCCCGGCTGTGTAAACTACCGCATCAAGTGGCTGCAAAAGCGGACGCTTGTAGTTGACCCCCGGCGCACGCCCAACATCTACCGTGAGTTTTCACAATATGAGTACGACACGGACAAAGACGGCAATTTCCTGCCCAGTGTGCCAGATCGGGACAATCACACCATAGACAGCGTTGCATACAGCCTTGACCGTCTTATTTTCAACAAGAACGAAGGAGCGTAAAACCATGCTGGAAATGCATCTGACCTGCCCGAACTGCAAAAAGACTTTTGTTGTCTATGACTGGCAGCTATGGAGAGACAGCGAGGAAAACGAGAGCTTTCAATGCCCCTGCTGCCATACTGCCCCGGATGAAGAAGCCTGTTACCGCCTGAAAGATGGCTTTTTGGAGCTGTGCGACGTTGACCGGCATTGGAACCACGACAAAGAGAGTGCACCGCTGCCGCCTGAAAAACAGAGCTGGCATATCGAGGTAAAGCCAGGTTGATAACACACTGAAAATCAAAAGTGTGTTAAATAGTGTGTTATGGTAAAAGAAAAGAGCCTAGATTTCAACGAATCTAGGCTCTTTTTGGTGGAGCGGGCAATGGGAATCGAACCCACCTCCTCAGCTTGGAAGGCTGATATACTAGCCGATGTACGATGCCCGC